ATCCCTTAAGATCCTCTAGAAATCTTTCTTCCATACTGTAATTAGAATCACAATTTATAACATTCAAGCTTGCCGTCATCTGTAGTATAATATATCCTTTTTATTCCAACATGTTTTAAAGCTGTTTCACACATAGAACAGGGTTTGCTCATTTTAAATTCACCTGCTCGATTAACTCTAACAACGTAAATATCTGTTCCTTGCGTTATAGATCTATCTAAATTAAGTACCGCTGCCAGTTCAGCGTGCAGTGTTGATATTCCCTTGTCTCTTTCCCGAAATCTCTTTCCAAAAGAAGAATAAGACCATTTATTATGGGCGGCATTAATAATGTTGCCGCCTTTAACCAACACTGCGCCATGACATGTTCGAGCTTCGTCACTCTGTTGTGCCATCCGTTTTGCCAACGACAGATAGCTTTGTATTTTCTTCGATATTTTCGTTTTCGATGTCATAAAAATCTTCTGCCTTGCCCTGGCGCTTATCAAACTTGAGGATGACTTCTTCATCCATTATTTCTATTACTCTATCACGAAATTTCTGATTTGTCAACATATTTTTCCATTTGGAAGGCTGAAACTTTTCTTCTGTGCCGTCTTTATATTCGAGCGAATACCATGCTCCACTTTGTTTAAGATAAACAGAACTTTTAATAGCTTCAAACCAGCTTTCTTCATCTTGGATACCTATATCGTCTCCCCAAAGAATCTTAAAACTAGCTTGTCTGCCTTGAGTTCCAAAACGACTTTTTTTGAGAGTGGCTTTAATCTCTGAACCAACCCTAAACCCTCTTTCATCAAGTACAAAACTTGCTTTTGCTTTACGTCCCGTAAGCCAAATGCGAAGAGAATAAGAATAAATCATAGCTTTTCCTCCAGGCGTCATATAAGGCTCTACCATTGCTTCAGAAGGACTTCTGGTAATATTTGTCTTAAGTTGGTTGAGGACTAGGAATGTCGATTGACTATTCGCAATTGGAACAGTTAATTTGGACATACCTTTTGCGAGAATACGAGCTTTAACCGCCATCGAAGAGAGGGGGTTAAAATCGCCTTCAACATCACTAACGGATGGGGTCAGAGCAAGACTGTCCCAAATAAAGAGCATACGATTGTCGTTGTTGGCAAGAAGATCTTCGATTGTCTCAAGCACAAATTCTACGCTTTGCGCTTGAACATAAAGCAGTTCTTCTAAGTTGCAACCAGTTCGTTCTAAAAACGTCGGATCGATTGCAGATTCTGAATCGAAATAAATTACATCAATACCCATATTCTGAGCATTGGCTGCAACCTGCGCAGCCATATATGATTTGCCCGTTGATTCTAACCCAGCAATTTCAACAACTTTTCCTATTGGGATGCCAGTCAACTTTCCACGACACACAATTGAGTCTAGCCAACGTGATCCGGTTGGAATCCAATCCTTCACCTCTGTTGGGTTGGCGCTGGTTAAATCGTGTGCAACGGACATACCAGCCTTTTTATTAATAAGGCTGCGCATGTCTGACATTGAAAGCTTTCCCGCTTTAGTTTTGGTCTTTCTTGCCATGATTAAAATCCTATTAATCCTTTATTGTTTTGACATGTGGCGTTAGAACAATGACTGGCGGTTCGAGATGCTTTTGTTTATTATAATCACGTTCCACTGATTGTTCTAGAGCATGAGCTACAGCAGCTGCCTTTGAGGCTTGGCTAGTGCATGCGCCAATAAACATTGTCAGTAAAATAGTAGCAAAAATTTTCATTATTTTTTTTAACCTTCTTTTGTGTTAGTTTGAGACATCTGTGACCCCATGCCTCCCTGCGGGTGAGAGAGAACCTACGAAAGAAGTTCACTAAAAGCTTTATCTACCGAATCTCCCGATTCAGTATTGTATTTCTCCACATTATCAGAAGAATCAACGTCGACGTTACCTGACAAATATTCGTCAAGAATAGTTTCGACCTCTGCTGGAGTTTTACGCTCAAAGAGCGAATCAAGGTCCGGAATAGTATCCAACCATTCCGCACATTGCACTTCATCTTCACATAGTGGAGAAGGACGACGCCGAGGAGTAATTTCCGTTTGAGGAAAGGACGCTCCTGCGGGTTTTCCGTAGCGAATTACAAGATCTGTTCCTGTTTCGGAATCTGTAATATCGCCGTACTCAGGATTGAGAACAAGATTGAGAAGCTTTTCATAAGCCATCTTGCCGAAACCCCAAATACGCACCCCTTTGTCTTCTTCCCCGCGAACAACCACGGGAGCGAAGAAACGCTGCCTAGCTGACAAAGACTTTGCCATCTTAATACTTTCCTCCGTCCCCTCTTTATAGAGTTTGCGGACAAATGCATCAAGCGCATCATCGTCTCCAAAGTTTTTCTTTGGACTCAAAAAACCTGGAGTGTTCCCAACGTTGTAGTGGAACCAGTAATCCTTAAAAGGATCGCCGTCCTGAGTAGGAACGATGCGAATCGTTGTTTCTCCGTCTTGCGGCCTCCAAAACATTTCCCGATTGTTGCCATTTCTATTATCCAGCGCGGTGCGGCGAGCGCGCATTTTTTCCATATCAATACCCATATTATTTCTCCTTTGTTGAGTAAAGTCAGAATGACCAATTTCTCATTCTGCTGTATTCATAGTAACATAATGAATTCTATTTGTCAAGTGTTTTTTTTCACTTTTTTTGTCGTTGAATTTCTGATGTGTAAGCAATTGTATATACAAAATTTTGTTCATAATTTGTGGAATATATACCGTACCCTGCCTTGACATCGCTCTTGACCTGTTCACGTATCGTCTTAAATAATTCAGAATTATTTTCTAATTCTTTTTTACCTATAGCATAATAATAGCGAATTTCTTCCACATTGTCAAGAGAAAAAAACCATTTTTTTTCATTTTTTTCTAAATCAGTCAAACCGATAGTTGCAATTCTACATATATCTTCTGGCTCTGACAAGGCACTATTAACTGGTTCGATATGATCGTATACATTAATCATATGCATCGTGGAAACAATCACCTCATTCAAGCGATCAAAATATCCAACAACTGGAACGCCTCCAATATTATCCTCCAGAACCGGGTTGCTAATAAGGTAAATTCTCTTGAAGACTCCGGATCTTGCATATTCTTGCAAGACATTAAATGTGACCCACTCATGTTGGGTTCTAACTGATGAAAGTAATTCTGTGTCCGGACGGATATATAAAATATATATTTCGCAGTGCTTTAAACGTTCCAATATTCTCAACGCGGCGGCGGAGATATCGCCTGAACCTCCAACAATAAAAAGTATTTTTCCTTTTATGTCTTTAAAAAATTTATTTAAATTTGGGCAGTTTTTTTCATATTCTTCCGGACTTGTTTGTGGTGGGAAGCTATAGCTATTCTTTTCTTTGGATTTTATTCCAGAATCAATTTTGTAAACCTTGTATTGATCATGTTTTGCAAATTTATCAGCAATACTGCAACCTGCTTGCCCGAGACCTATGACAGTGTCCATTAGTTTATAAGCTCCTCGAGATTGCCAAAATCTCTACCAGTTTTAACGCTAGTTTTAAACTTGCCAAATCTTGTATTTGAAAATTCATCTATAATTTCTTTCATAAGATGTTTGTCATCCGCATGTAAATCAATAACTATGCTATCGTGTATACAAAAAGCAACAGTTGATTTCTTGCCATCTAGTATATCATGAATTTTGATCATTTTTTGCAAAATAAGATCAGCGCAAGTGCTTTGAATAATATAATTCAACGCGTGGTGTTGATCCGCCGGTATTTCTCTATTGAAACAAGTTTTTACGGTTTCTCCGTCCCAGTAGCCATTCAAGACCTTATTTTTATTATACATTTTAATCAAGGTTTTTTCATTTGGGTGTTTTTTTGAATTATAAAGCCATGCAAAAATAGAATTTTTAACTTCTTGCCGAGATAAAATCTTTTTTCCTGACATATGTTTTCTATTCCACTCATGAATATCCATTGTTGGTTGACTCATATCCGAAAGAGCCAAAAGTGTTCTTAACTCTGCTCCATTATAGTCCAGTTCAACAAATAGGTCGTTATTTGGCTTAATGACAGAACGATATTTTTTTGGAAAAGTTAGAATTGGAAAGCTATACTTTTTTGTCGTCAAGCGCCCCGTCTTTGTTCCAAAGATATCATATTTCACATATGGCGCAATACTATTAATTTTTTTCCTCCATTGCCTTGCTTTATATTCAGCAAGAAATGGCTTAAGTTTATCAATGTCAATATTAAGTTTTTGCTGACTTATATCTTCGACGACCCTTGTTAATAAAGTCAAAAATCTCAGATTTTTTGGCGGCAAAAAATTTTCAAATACGTGTTTTGTGATTCGATTTTTTACTTCACAGAACTCTGATAAAAATTTCTCTGGAACCATATCATAGAAACAGTTATCGTCCATAGATACTTTTGACAGATGAATCGATCTCAAAAATGCTTTCAGTTTATTGTTAATTTTTTCCCAGTCTTCTCTTACATTGTGGGGACAAACATCATCAAGAGACTTGCCGCCACACTGCAAATAGCCGTATCCAACTTCTCTATCGTAGAGAAAAGATGCATAAGACCATGTTTTGTTAACTCCTTCAGGAAGCTCATGATTAAAGTAAAGATTTCCGTCATAATATACTCCTA